AAATTGTAAAAATTGTGCCTCTGACATAGGCCACCCATGAAATCTATCTGTGATATTATTAAGTAGTAATACTACCCAATGTAATTCTGAATCACCATAGAGTTTGTGTGCAAGAGATTCTGGTGTTTCACCATTTTTTACATCATAGGTATCATATATCATAGTATTAGATTTTACTTTTGCTCTAAGACCAACACGCCTAAGTAAATTTTTTACATTTTTGAATTCACCTGTGCCTGTAGAATCGTATGGTATGGTTGGGAAATTTTTAAAATACATATTAGAATCCTTCCTCTACTCTTTCTCTTGTAATAAGTTCTATCTCTTTAAATGATAATGATATATTTGTTTCAACAGGTGGAGCTCCATCTGCATTACCATCATATGTTGTATACTTAGAACCACCATAAGTTACATCCATACTTGATAAGTAACAAGTTGATATTTTGTGTAAATAATTATTCTCTTGATTTATATACATATATTGTATATCAAATGTACTCGGTACTTTTAAATTTCTACCTGTTTTATCAACTGTTCCACCTGAATCACCTAATTCTGGTAACATATGAAATTTAAATGCAAATATTATTTCTGCAATCTCATCAGCTTCTGCTTTACTTCTAGGCATCATCTTAAAGTCATATTGAAATTCTCTTTTGTCTATCCCTTTAAATGCTAATTCCATTCTATCTGAAACTATTTCACCCTTTTCCATTTCCATTTTTTCTATTATCCCACCACCAAGTTCTCTTGCCACTGCTCTTACTGATGACTCAGCACCCTGATTAATTGCAGCTGTCATTGATTCTTTGAATTTTTCAGAAGTTACTCCTGGTCCTGTTAAAGCATTAGCAGCATTTATTGCATTACTAGCAAATGCGCCCACAGATGTATCTGTATAATTTGATTTATAACTAGTTTTTACAGATGGTGGCATATACATAGATATTGCTGTATCTAATCTTTTTGTGGGTGGGGTATCAAATGTAACTGTTTGTTTACCTTGTCGCCTAATCTGATGTTTTTTTTCTATTTTAATTTTTGATTTACTTCCAATACCATATCCAGCAGCCTTATCAGTATAACCATCTATTAGTTGACTTGATACTTTATTTGGGAAGGTTTTAGCTATAAATGCGCCTATACTTGTATCAAAAGGATTAGTTACACCCTTTAGTTTTCTTTTTGTAGCTTCATTTGCTACATTTTGTGCTGCATTGTCTTTTGGATTATTTAATGCACCATCAGACCCACCAAATGTTAATTTAGCCTTAGTTGATTCATTAATAAAGAACATAATATAATGTCCATGATTACCTATGCCAGGGTCAGCACCTACATCTAATGGAAATGACAACATCTTTGTTGATTGTTTACTACGATTGATTGGTGCAGCTTCAGAAGAATCAGCACCTATATCTCCACGAATAGTACTACCTATGTTACCAGCAACTCTCCTTAAATTTTTACCTAATACGCCTGTAACGGCTGACTTACCGATTCTGCTTAAAACATCTATTGCCATGTCTAAATAGTCCTATGAATAGTTTAAAGTATTTATAACGATTATGACATATAAAGGAAAGTTTAAACCAAAAAATCCCATCAAGTATAAAGGCGATGTCAAAAACATTGTTTATCGTTCATCATGGGAATTAAAGATGATGAAGTACTGTGACACTACTAAGTCCATTTTAGAATGGGGTAGTGAGGAAGTAGTGATACCCTACGTATCGCCGTGGGATGGTCGTTATCATAGATATTTTCCTGATTTCTATATCAAAGTCCTTAATAAAGATGGTATTCTTAAAAAGTATATCATTGAAGTTAAACCTAAACATCAATGTTCCCCACCAGAAAGGAATCCTAAAAGAAGAACAGGTGTTTGGTATAACAAAGTCAAGACATGGGGTATAAACAAGGCTAAATGGAAGTCTGCGACTGAGTTCTGTCTAGACCACAACATGGAATTTAAAATACTAACTGAAGACCATCTAAATCCTAGTTAATGTTGTGCAAATAAAGCACCAGCTGGGCCAGATTGGTCATGAACATTAACATCACCACCTCTAGTTTCTGAATAACTATCCCCACCTTTATTGACAACATTATTATTATTAATTTGGACTGCTCTTTTATCATCCATCATTTCTTCTTTTCTTTTCATTTGCATATCTTCATTTTGTTTTTTTGCAACTAATCCAGCAGGGTCATCCTCACCACCAGACATACCAGAACCTGCTTTAGCAATATTAGCTAAATTTGGTTCAGAATCTGAACCTTCAGAACCACTAGACATAACTTCATCAAATGCTTTATTAAATGATTCTATCGGACTAAAAGGACTTTTTATTGCTGCCAAAGCCCCTGCTCCAATTGCTTTAAATAATAATCCAATACTAGCTAAACCATCTGTTATAAAAGCACCAATATCAGCAAAGAAGTCCATGATACCGCCAACAAAGTTCATGACATCAAAATCATCTATTGCTTTCATGATTGGGTCCATCAAGTCTGGGAAACCAAAGAAACCAAAAATAGAGTCTATAATACCCATCACATCTTGTAGTATCATTTTGATTCCACTTGTAAATCCAGCAAGTATTCCACCAAAGAATCCAAACTGTTCATTTGCACCACTAAAACTTTCCATAAACCCTTGAAATATTCTTACTATAACATAAGCAATTGCAGCAATAGCAGCACCGATGGCAATAAAGGGTAACAATGGTACAAGCATTGCACCAAATGATGATAACATTCCCATAAATGCTACTCCCATACTGGCCAACATAGGTATTGCACCTGCCATTAAACTTGCTGCCATCGCCCCAAGTCTAGGTATCATAGTAGCCCTCAAGAAACCTGTTTTCCCAAATAAAAATTTGAATGCAATACCTAACGCATCTACAACTTTAGTATATGCACTAGAGGCCATACTTTTTAATTTTCCTGCATGTTTTTTCAACGCACCTTTTTTCCCAAATACAGTGTCGTAGTTTGTTCCAAATGAGAGCATAGAAGTTTTTATACTAGCACCCATTTTAACCAAGAAAAATATTGCAGCTGCAACAGCAGCACCAAGTATCATTGTTGTTTGAGCCATAGTAAGCTCAGTTTCTCCTGTAAATATACCAATAAAATCTGATATAAATCCTACGAGTAATTTAACTGCATTTTTAAATGTATCTGTTTGTATAAGTGCAAATAACATAAGTACACCAATACCTTTTAGAGCAAGTTTAGCACCAGATTTCATTCTCCCACCCATACTTTTTGCTAAATCTCCTAGTCCATCTTTTATACCTTGCAATGACGTGAATTGCTGAAAAGCTCTTGTTCTAGCTTCTTTCTTTCCCATCTTGGCCTGTATTTTTGCCTCTGCCAGAGCTTTAGGTGCATTTTTTCCACCAGCTTTTATAGCTTCCTCTTGCCTGTTTTGTGATGCCTTCATGTTTGTCTCGTAATCTTGTCTACGACCAGCTTCCTTTTCAGAAAGACCACTTGCCTTGGCAGCCATCTGATTCCTTTTAGCAGTTAAATCTGCAATTTTTTTGCTGTGTATTGTTTGAAGCCCAGCATTCTGATTAAGGTCTGCAATGTGTTTATTTAACCCAACTATGCTTTTATCATCATTTTCAGCCATTATTTTTTACTCGTTCCTGTGTATAGTCCAAACCAAGCTGCACCAGCACCAACAACAATACTGACTAAACCAGATTGTTCCATTGTGGGAGCTAATAAGTCCATGTACCATATGACTACTTTGTAGAGTAATATGATGTATACTGTTAAAAATGTTCTAGGAAATATTCTCCATGCATCCACAGCTCTTGCCATGTCTATCCATGTCTGATATTTGTTTTTACTAGAATCAACAACATTAGTGTCTACTTCTAGTTCTATATTTATTTTCTTTGTTTCAGTCATATCTTCTGGTTTATTGTAATATGATAATTTTGGTTTATCATCCATTCATTTTCCTATTTTCCTTTTCTACTCTTTTGTTTTCTTCTGTTATGTATTTAGACATTAAACCCATATAAATCTCTCTTTCCCATGGCATCATATTATCTAACTCTGTTAAAGAGTATTTATGATGTGTTATGAGTGCAAAATTATTTTTATAGTAATTTTTTAGGCTCTCGTGAGAAAGCCCTATACTAAAAAACTTCTTAAACCCTCTAATGCTACTTCACTTTTTACTTTAGTATTAGGATTGTCTACTTCAACAACAAGTCTTAATTTAGGCATAGTTTCAAAAAATTTCATAACTTTTTCAAATTGTTCAGTGTTTAAACTATCAATAAAATCATCTAATTCTTTTTTGCTTATATCTGTTTTATTGTATGTTGTTTCACCCCATGATATGTCTTTTAAACAATCATTTATTACTACAAAAGCCATTTCTGACATTGATGCTTGATTATAAGTTGCATAAGATGTTAATAAAGGATAATCAAAAGTTACCTTAATATCATCTGTTATATTTACTTCATTTGAATGGTCATCAAATACAGATATATTAATTTCACTTATAGGTATATCTTTTGATACTATAGTTTTCTTATCATCTGGGCAAGTAATATCTAAAGATATAGTTTCACCAACTGATTTACTTCTTATCTGTAAAAATATATACTCTGCATCAAATAATGGACACGTACTTGGGTTTATACTATTAAATGTGCAGTCACGAATTAATTGTATCATTGCATCAAGTATCTGTTTGTCATCTTCAGATTCTTGTGCCATTATCATTCTTTTTTGTTCTTTTACTAAGAATGGTCTATACTTTATTTCTTCATCTGTTGATGGTATAGTTAATGTATAAACTGGTGTTTCTAGTTTTGGTAAAGCCATAATTTTTCACTCCTTAATTATAATCTACTTAATACTTTTGGTATTTTACTTAACAACTGTCTTTCAACTTGGTTGCCTATTACGTTTTGTAATCTGTCTAATAATGGTTTAGGTAAGTTTGCTTCATCTGTTAGATTTTTCCAATATCTATATTTAAAACCAACTTGTACCTGTAATGCTGTAGAACTAGGTTCTCCAGAAAGAGTTTGTTCTGAAATAGTTTCAGGAAAAGCTTCAACTAACTCAACACCATATCTTCTATTGTTTTGTTGGTCTAGTGTATATATTTGCACACTACCAACATAATCATCATAATAACCCATTGCAAATGTTTGTGGATTAAATGCTATTCTTTGCCATGTTTCAAAAAATTTCTTTTCTCTCATGTCATTATGTAAATAAAAACTTGCACTAACATCACCAAAGGTATATCCTTGAACTAGATGTCTAGCAGGGCCGTATATAGT